TGCTTCACCCAAGGTGCGGTCATCACCTCCTCTGGATGAATCGGTCTTTGCTGACATTGAGACACTATAATGCGGTTAAAAGACTATAAAATTTTGTCTTGTATCGTTAAATGGTAAATTTCCTTCAAGCCGCAATTATAGCAGTTATATATGTATTATTTCTTTTCTTGGAGATGCGCTTTATCCTAAAAGAAAATAAACCAATGAAGCGTCTAATGCGTGACGGGCTATTAGTTTATTTAAGCGTTTTATTAGGCGATTTTGTGTTGAATCAACTAGGACCTCTCAAAAATGTTGGAAAGTATACTCCTGCGGTTTTTACAAATGAACCTGATTTCTGATTAAATTGAATTTATTATTACAAATATTTTAATAATAAATGACTTCTGATAATGATCATGGACACATCCTTTATAAAAAAGGTGATTTTAGTTTTATATCTACTCAGCCAGAATATACTACAATAAGCGAAGAAATGAAGATTATCCTCACGAAAGCATATTCTCTCTATGTTGAACATGATATGGAAAAATTCTTTAAAAAATATCCACCACCCTCCGAATACAAATATATGTGGTGGTGTCCCAATCAAAAAGGTTTTGTAGAGTGGGAGAGGGTCCGCCTTATTCTTGACAATCAAATATTTAGACCCGTCGATTTGCCAAGTGCTGATTTTGATTTAGTTACACGTATTTTGTCACATCTTGCTAATAAGGGATGGCAAGCAGTTATACAAGATTTTGGGGATATTTTAGATATTATTCTTGAAAACTATACAAATTATGAAATGATTTATTTAACATAAGTAGGAAGCTTGTCTATGTTAATGACGCGCTTCTTGTTTACCTTTCTTCCACTACTAATATATTTATTAAACATAGTATTTTCTATTTCTTTTTGGGGTGGACAATGATGGACGTGTCTGGCAATCATTTTATAGAGTTTAAATTCGGGATAGCGTTCATCGCCGTTCTTTTTATATAGAATATTTCGACCTTTATCATCCTTACACCATCTATTGATTAATTGTGCAATAGGATCGACATTTGATTCTATTTGTTCAAGGGGATCATTAAAGAAAAAATCAAATAATGAACAACCAAGTCGGCATAGATCGAAACTTTTATTGGGCTCTAAACGTGGTTTATTAGGATTAAGATAGGGTTCACAATTATATTGCGTTGCGGCATCTCCCTTGATGTGGAAACTATCCGAACACATAATATTTCCCTTAAATTTATATATGGCTCGACCAAAATCAATAATTTTATACACTTTGCCAAAAGTTGGTACTTTATAATATTTTCCATTGTAGTAATAAAAAAGAAATTTGGCGTCCGTATTTTTATACATGATATTATTAGTATGAAGATCATTATGGGTAAAATCAAATAATTTTTGGTATACAAGAAGTATTATAATTACCTGAAAAAAACAAGATCGCCACTCCTCCATTCTAAGATCTGGCATAATACTATCTAGGGTGCCCTCCAATGCTTCTAGACAAATAATTTGTACAGGAAAATTAAATAATGTTGCATTAATGCAATCATCCGATAATGTAGACATAGAAAGGCTTCCCATTGACGACGACTCGTCACAAAACTCTGTTCCGCTCGAGTCACCTGAACTTTCCGAGCTATGAGATGTATGCGAAGAGCGCGATGAGCAGGCGCTACTCTTGCTCGATGCGGTGCTACAGGGCGATGTAACTCCGTTGGTAGATATGTCCATAGTAAAGATAAGGTTTTTTGTGATATCTTGTACCCCAGAAATATCAGCGCTTTTCTTAAATAAATCTTTAAATATTGAATTATCTAGATGTTCGGTATGTAATGATTTTATGCTTTCCGTTATTTTTAATGGTTTTCTATAATGGCGTGTCTGTATGTCTTCGAGGAAATCCTCATAATTCTCTTCTAGTTGGAAGGTAGCGTCTTTATTTTTCCGAAAAAAATCAGACTCATGCAAAAATTCTAAATCATCGATAATATTATATTTAAACTTATTTTTGATACCAAGGAAAGACCCATAAAAATCAGTTCCGTGTATAAATCGGTGTGTATTAAGAACTTGGCTAGATAGGAAAGAAAAGAAACCATCTACATATGCAGAGTTATTGCCATCGCGAATTTTTTTGTGTCCCTCTTTTCCTTTAAAAGAGGGCAGGATATCTATGTCCATACCCTTATATTTTCCCGCTAGATACTTAACAGGGTCAATCAAGGGTGAGTATTTTAAGAAGGAAGGAACTTTTTTTTCTTGTGTGTCACTTTTGACTTGACATATCCACTTGTTATCTGTTTCTTTCTTTATAAATCGGCTAGCATGAAAGCGATTATTTAAATTTATATTGTTAAAATTTGTTTCTGATAAGCGAAAAAAGTTTTGGTAGATAGGTATATAATTTTGCATTTTAGTAATACCTTCTAAAGTTGTCGGAACTGCTGACTTTTTATTTTTGACATAACTGATCTCAAACATTAGATAATACTACATTCAAAGATAAAAAATTGTAATATATTGCGTATTTAACGTTGGTTTAAATTCTAAATGAAAGATAATGAATTTAGAATTGAAAAAATTTGATATGAAGGGCATTTCATTTAAGCCTGATGAGACGTCGGGTCCAGTTGTTGTTTTTATTGGTCGTCGTGATACAGGTAAGAGTTTTTTAGTTAGAGATTTATTATACTATCATCAGGACATTCCAATTGGAACAGTTATATCTGGCACTGAGGCTGGTAATGGTTTTTATGCCAAGCACGTTCCAAAGCTGTTTATTCATGATGAATATAATACTGCTATCGTTGAAAATGTGTTAAAGCGGCAAAAGATTGTACTCAAACAAATTAAAAAGGAGATAGAGGCCTATGGGCGTTCAAATATTGATGGGCGTGCTTTTGTCATTTTGGATGATTGTTTATGGGATAATGGTTGGGCTCGCGATAAGATGATGCGCCTCTTATTTATGAATGGGCGACATTGGAAAATTATGACAATAATTACAATGCAATATCCTCTTGGTGTTCCACCTAATTTACGAACAAATATTGACTATACCTTTATTCTTCGGGAACCCTATATTAATAATCGGAAACGAATTTATGAAAATTATGCTGGTATGTTTCCTACCTTTGAATCCTTCTGTCAGGTGATGGATCAGTGTACTGAAAATTATGAATGTTTAGTTATTGCTAATAATGCTCGTTCTAATAAGCTAGAGGATCAGATATTCTGGTATAAAGCCGACCCACATGATGACTTCAAGTTAGGTTCCGCAGAATTTTGGGCTCTGTCGGAAGGTGTTAATTCTGATGAAGAAGATGAAGCCTATGACCCCACGGCAGTGAAAAAAGGTCCGCGTATAAATGTCAAGAAGAGTAAATGGTAATTATTTTAATTGTCTTATTTCCTTAGCCTTCTGCATAATTCGAGAAATAAGTTTCTTTCTTTGTCGCATTTTATATAATAATATGTCCTCAGAGTCGGGTAATGTAGGTGTCCACTCTTTCCAAATTTCGTTTTGTTCTTGTGCCCACCATCGGGTATTTCCTTTAGAAAATGAAACCATTCCTACTATTTTTCCTCTATAGTGAACATTTACATCATAAATAGAATTATTTGTATGCCAAAATGATTTAGGGAATGTACATTCATTATAAAAGGCGTCTACATCTAATGCTTTGTCCATTATTATATTAATTATAATAATTGACTTTAAATTACTTCAATCTTACAAGGTTTTCCACCGCCAAGTCCAACGCGTTTCATAAATGTCTCTTCGGTTTCATTTTTAAAATTAAAATTGCATTTATGTTGTTCTGGAAGGCGATGTTTAGCACAAAAACATTGTTGACACCGACATGCCGTATCAGTTAGTGTTAATTTCTTCTTACATTCAGGATGGTTACACCGCTTTTTCTTCTTTTTCTTCTTTTTCTCTTTTTTCATTTTATTACGTATATTACTTGTATGATTTATTTAAATTTTTAACAATATATTACTTCAATTTTTTTTGTTTTTATCATCCGATGTTTCTTCTGTAATAGGTGGTAAATTAATCTTGACATTAGAAACTGGATTATCGCGCGCTTCACGCTCCTTGAATTCCTTCAATGCGTCAGGCTTGTCGCTAGTCCGTATATTTTCACCCTCAAAGAGTTCGCGCCTAATATCTGCAGAACTTACTATATTGCCAGTTCCCAACGATGACTCAATTGTAGACATCCCCGCCACACCTACCAAATTACCTTGTTCGTTAATATTTTGTGTTAATTTGTTACCTGTTTCAAGGGCCTTTTTCTTATTCTCCTCGATGGCGCGGCGTTTTGATTCTTTGACGCGCTTTTCGAAAGCATTGCGTGCCTGCTTTTCATTTGCATTTTTCTCTTTCATTAGTTGATTAAGTTCATCTTCCATATATTCGACGCGCCCGGTTTTATAGGCTTCGGGTTCCCACGGCATCCACATACCTACAGGTCCCACATACACATCATGATTTGGGTCTATTTCGCGCAGAAGTTTAGCACGAAGCTCGGCTTCTTGCTGTGTGGAATAAGAACCGCGAATCTTTAGCCCTCGAACACTAGTTTTGAAGTTATTTATAATATTGAATTGTTCGATTAGTTGTTCTTCTTTAGCATCTAGGAAGTTTTTGTAATCATCTGCAACATTTGTATCAGTAAGTTTAGCTTTTTCGCTTTTTAGGAATTCTTGAAAATCTGTCATTACAGCTTCAAAACCTATATCATGCTTATAGGACACGAAATTTAAAAACTGCGTAAATTTTTCTATAGATTTAGTCAAATCAAAATGTTTTAGGAACTCTTCAAAAAGATAGATATTTTTTTGTTTCAAGATATTTTCAGGTGATACAAATGATACACACGAAAATTTCTGTCCGGCAATTGGTTTATCTTCCTCCAATAAGTCAGTGTATTTAGGATTCTCGGATCCATTGGATTGCAATCTTCTCTCATAACCTTTAGACATTATATTACATATAAGACAAATGATATTTAAGTTTTGAAAAACATAATATATTTTTTTCTTCCCAATATTTATAATATGCTTCAAGAAGTGAATAAAATGTTAGATTTGGGTGAACTTATCAAACGTGCCGTTAAATATTTAGTCGAAGGATTCATGGTGGCTGTTGCCGCTTATGCCATTCCTAAGCGTTCTCTCAACCTCGACGAAGTTCTTCTTATTGCCTTGACTGCTGCTGCGACCTTCAGCATTCTCGACACTTACGTGCCAAGCATGGCGGTATCTGCGCGCACTGGCGCCGGATTCGGTATCGGCGGCAACCTTGTCGGATTTCCTCGTTAATTGAACCATTCCTATTTTGAATTATGATAAGAAAAATTATATTTTTTATCATATTGTTGAGATGAATTCCCATTTTAATTCTTTACAAATTTTTTTCCAAATTTCGTCCTGTTCAATACGTTTTACAGGATCTTTAAGCATTGGAAAATAATCCAAAAATTCTGTTTCATTTAACAATTCGCACATCTTATATAGAACGTAATAGTAGTTTAGAAAGTTTACTCGATCATCTGGACAATGTGTAGCATATGGGCGCTGGATCTCCATAAATAAATTACATAATATATCTTCTAATTTTTGCGACATTACAGGGGGCTTAATTCCTAACTTATCTTTTATGAAAGGAATATGCTCATAATACTTATTATATCCCAGCTTCTTTAGTATATCTTTAGCTTTTTTATTTGTCATTTGTTTTAGCTCTATTCTTTCCTTTTTGATTTGTTGTTTTATATCTTCCAGAACTTCAGAAGGTATTTGTGTTGTTTCTTTAGCCTGAAACTGCGCCAATATCTCTCGAAAGTGATTTATTCTTTTATATGCATAAAAACATACTTCCTTCGGTGGTTCTTTATAGGATGGTTTTTCGTGTTCGATAAGATATGGTTGCTGGCTTGCGCAATTCTTACATACTAATATACCCTCATAATCCACTGGTACGAGCTCACCCCCGCAAGCCTGACACGCTTCATGATTTAGCTTATAATTATCTATGCTTAAAAATTTTTCATCTATTCCTTCCAAGTATTTTTGATTTTCATTCATGACATCTAGCGTCGGCGCCGCTATTTTCTTATTTTTATTGAAGAAAGAATGTAATATTTTCGTTTTACTATTTCCTTCTGATATCTCTCTTTTCTTTTCAAAATAATCAAAAATATAACGTGAGTTTTTAAGCAAATATTCTTTTTTTGCTTTTTTATGTTGTTTGATTTCTTTTGTTATAGTAGTCATAAGATCCTCTATATCGCGCCGGTCCTCGATTTTTATACAATTAGCGTTGAGTTTTCTCTGTAGTTCAATTCTTTGTTTTCGTAACTTGGGGATTCTTACTTGTTGTATCGTGTTAAACTGAGCCATTTTTTCGTGATGCTGGCTATCTATTGTCGCAGCCATCTTCTTATTCACTTTGAATTTTTTAGAAGCTTTTGGTTTAAAATGAGGCATAATACATATAATAACTACTTTTTTAATTATTAAATATATAAATAAATAAGTTTAATAATGTAGCCCCTTTTCTAAGTCAACATTAATGGCAACCATTGATGCCGCATCAGATTTAAAAGTTAGTATCATTCAACTGCAAAAAATGGCATTTTTATTTAATGCATTAGAAAATGGATGGACCATTAAGAAGAAGAAGGATTGTTATGTTTTTAACAAACCTCATAATGGTCAGAAAGAAGTTTATCTTGATTCATATTTGAAACGATTTATGGTAAGCAATCTTGATTTAAATAGTATAATTAATAATTAAGGTAAAATAACATTTCCATAATTTTTTTTTCTTTAGCAATATTATAACACTATGGGAGGAGGATTAATGCAATTAGTAGCTTACGGTGCTCAAGATGTTTATCTTACGGGCAACCCACAAATAACTTTCTGGAAAGTAACTTATCGCCGCCACACCAACTTTGCCATGGAGTCGATCGAGCAGACTTTCAATGGACAGGCCGACTTCGGTCGCCGTGTGCAATGCACCATTTCTCGCAATGGTGACCTTGCCTACCGCACCTACCTTCAGGTAGTGCTCCCGCAGATCAATGCATGCCCATCCAACCTTCAAGGATCGGCTCGCGACGCCCAGTGGGCTCGCTGGATTGACTACCCGGGTATTAACATGATTGACTACGTCGAGGTTGAGATCGGCGGGCAGCGCATTGACCGCCAGTACGGCGACTGGATGCACCTCTGGAACCAGCTCACCATGACCGCCGAGCAAGAGCGTGGTTACAAGAAAATGGTTGGGCAGACCACTGAACTTACCTACTTGACTGACCCATCGTTCTCAACTGTGAACACCCCGTGCGACACCGGCGCGCCGTGCAACGTGTGCACCCCGCGCTGCGCGCTCCCGGAGACCACCCTTTACGTGCCGCTCCAGTTCTGGTTCTGCCGCAACCCGGGTCTCGCACTTCCTTTGATTGCCCTTCAGTACCACGAGGTTAAGATTAACCTTGAATTGAACGGACTCGACTGCCTCTTGTGGGCTGTGGACAGCCTCCACGGCGCCGGGACCGCCGGGACCAGCAACAAGACCGTGTTGGGTGCTTACACTAAGTCCCTTGTCGCTGCCTCGCTCTACGTCGACTACGTCTTCCTTGACACTGACGAGCGCCGCCGCATGGCTCAGAACCCGCACGAGTACCTCATCGAGCAGCTCCAGTTCACTGGCGCCGAATCTGTTGGGTCCTCGAGCAACAAAATCAAGCTCAACTTCAACCACCCGTGCAAAGAGCTTGTCTTCACTGTCCAGAAGGATTACTTCGTGGACTGCTGCAAGCAGTACGAGACTGGTGAGCAGCTGTACAAGGCGCTTGGTGTACAGCCATTCAACTACACTGATTGCATTGACGCGCTCCCCAATGCCTACCACGCCTTTAGTGGTGTCAACACCGCCGGGCGCGGCCAGTTCATTGTCAGCGGACTTTTCGTCGACCCAGGTGCGGAGGCAGAGAACGGCACTGCGTGGCCTACCGGCTCGTACGCCGATGGCTGGTACGGGACCAGCGGGGCCCCGCTCAGCAGCGTCGGGGATGAGTCGCTTGTTTCGGACTCGGGTGCCTTCGTGCTCGCCGAGACTGCGCTCTGCATGCACTGCTGGGGACAGAACCCAGTGGTCACTGCCAAGCTCCAGCTCAACGGACAGGACCGCTTCTCGGAGCGTGAGGGGACCTACTTCGATTTGGTGCAGCCGTTCCAGCACCACACGCGGTCGCCGGACACTGGTATCAACGTTTACTCGTTCGCTCTCCGCCCGGAGGAGCACCAGCCGAGCGGAACCTGCAACTTCTCGCGGATTGACAACGCCACACTTCAGCTTGTTCTTTCCAACGACACTGTCGGAGGAGATGACACCGCTAAGGTTCGCGTGTACGCCACCAATTACAATGTGCTCCGCGTGATGAGCGGGATGGGCGGGCTTGCCTACTCCAACTAAATATGTTTTATGGTTTATATTTTTTTAAAGTATGATGCAACATTTAATCTTCATACTTTATATATGACTGAAGGTAGTAATATGATATTGACAATTGTCTTGTTGACCCTTTTTGTTTATGTCCTCTTCTCACATAAAACACCCTCTAGCAACATTGTCGTTCTCCGTCCGCCCGGTACAGGATATCGTCCACGAGTAGGACCCGGTGCTGGGTGGCGCCCCGGCTTTAGACGTAGACGTCATCGACACCCCTGAGAAATAATTTCTAACTAACTTATATATTATGAATGCAATATTAGGCTTCGCACTCTTTTTTAGTATTATTGCTGCATTATTTGATACATATTACTATACAAAAAGAAAATGGCAGACACACCAAGCCGCTTCCACTGGTGGTGATATGCACATATTAGGGCAACGTATCTCTGTTCGCAAGCCACGCGAATTACTTGTTATGATACTTGTTGTTTTTATCATCCTTTCTATTTTTTTCTCTAGATAATTATTATATGAACATCAATCATATTGTCATTATCCTATTAGTGGTTATTTTATTATTTATGACTTTCTCGCCTAGACCCAAATACTATACCTTTCGCCGCAGCCCATACAGAGAATGCGAATACGGAGAGATGGGATGCGGACCCGATTCTTGGGCACCACGTCGCCCACGTCACCCTTCACAACATGGAGGTCACCCTTCACGACAAGGAGGTCACCCTTCACGACAAGGAGGGTCCAAATGGAATAAAGAAGTAAAGCACCGGACAAAACAACGACGAGGCGATGAGCGTCGCCAGCGGCACTCAAATAGTCGCCATAGGAAACACGAACCTTTAGTCGAAGGACTTGCTGCACCTGGATCCGGTGTTGCAGAAAGTAGCGATGCCTTTAATCCAAGCTGTCCACCTCCCTCGGTTCAACCACAAGCAACAACCCCGGGCGGAGCAGGGGAAGGACCACCATATCTCTCATATGATTGTTTAGATGATATGTGCACACAAGTACCGCGCGCAACAGGAACGTACTGGACTAAGGATTGTGACGGCAACTGCGCCCCACCGCCACCGGTATACTATCCAGGATATCC